GAGAGAGTTGAATTTAATGATTATATAGAGCAGATTAGGATATGGAGTCAGACAGAGTTAGGTATATTATTACCTACTCCAGAGGACTTAAAAAATAAAATGTAAAAAAATCTATTATACTATATGAGTATAGACAAAAGTAGGCATATAAAAAAGGAGAGCATGCTAGCAGCATTAGAGGCTAGTTTAGGGGTAGTATCAGCTGCATGTCATGAGGCAAAGATACCTAGAGCTACATATTATAAGTGGCTGAAAGAGGATGAGGATTTTAGACAAAAGGTAGAGGATATTAATAATATAGCATTAGACTTTGTAGAGTCATCATTACATAAACAGATAGCAAGTCATAATACATCAGCTACAATATTCTATTTAAAATGTAAAGGTAAACACAGAGGGTATGTAGAGAGGTCAGAGTTAGACATTACTAGTCAAAATGAGCCAGTAAAAATAGACATTAAAATAGATGGGATTGACTATTAGTCCTACATTTACTAATAAACAAAAAATAGCTTTAAAGTATTTATTTGATAAAAATACTAATGAGATTTTGTATGGAGGTAGTGCGGGTGGAGGTAAATCATTTTTAGGATGTGCATACTTACTGATGATGTCATTAAAATATCCAGGTACTAGACATCTAATGGGTAGGTCTAAATTAGACTCACTTAAAAAAACTACATTAAATACATTTTTTGAGGTATGTAAATTATGGGGTATAGAAAGTAAAACACATTACAACTATAATGCACAGTCAAATATAATTACATTTTTTAACAGCTCAGAGATTATATTAAAAGACATGTTTGCCTATCCATCAGACCGCAATTTTGACAGTCTGGGAAGTTATGAGCTAACCTCCTCATTTCTAGATGAGGCTAACCAAATTACAGAGAGAGCTAAAATGGTATTAATGTCTAGACTGAGATATAAACTAGATGAGTATAATTTAACTCCTACATTATTGATGACATGTAATCCTAGTAAGGGATGGCTATATACTAATTACTACAAACCAGCAAAGGAGGGTACTATTAGAGACAATAGAGTATTTATACAGAGTCTAGTAGATGACAATAAATATATATCTAAACATTACAAAACTAATTTAGAGTCATTAGATGAGATTAGTAAACAGAGACTATTATATGGTAATTGGGAGTATGATAGTACAAAGGATAGTCTAATACATTATGACAATATAGTAGGTCTATTTAGTAATCAGGGTATAGAGGGAGACAGGTATATATCTGCTGATATAAGTAGATATGGAGATGATAAAACTGTTATATGTCTATGGTCTGGTATGCATATAGACAAAATTATTACTATAAATAAATCATCATTAACTGAGGTAGCAGACAAAATAAAAGAGCTACAGAGAGAGTATGATGTATATACTAGAAATATAGTTATTGATGAGGATGGTATAGGATCAGGGGTAGTAGACATGATTAAGGGATGTAGAGGATTTATTAATGGTAGTAGATGTCTAAACAAAGAAAATTACCAAAACCTAAAAACACAATGCTACTATTATATGTCTGACTATATAAACAAAGGACATGTAGGTATATCTACAAATGACATAAAAGTAAAAAACAATATAATACAAGAGTTAGAACAGGTCAGAAGTCATAATATTGATAAGGATGGTAAATTACAAATAATACCAAAACCACAAATTAAAGATATTATAGGTAGATCGCCTGACTATGCTGATGCAATAATGATGAGATTTTACTTTGCTATAGACGCTAACTATGGTAGGTATTATGTGTATTAATACAATTTTAAACTAAAATATTAATTTTTCTATTATACTATATATGCAAATAAAACTAAATAAAAATGGAGAGTCTAAATGGTATAGTATGCCTGACTCATGGGATGAGATGTCTATAGACAAATATATGGGTACTATGCAATATTTGACAGATGACAAATCAGACAAACATACTAAATTAGTAATGATGATACATAATTTAACAGAGATACCAGAGGAGGACTTATGGAATATGTCTATATCTGATTTAACACAAATATCAGGAGTTATGGCAGATATGTTAAATAGTAAACCTACAGAGGAATTAAAGCATATAATAAAAATAGATGGAGTAAAATATGGATTTGATCCTAAGCTAAGAGATATATCATTGGGAGCGTTTGTAGATATAGAGCACTGTATAAAAGATGGTATGTATAAAAATTTACATACTTTATTATCTGTATTATATAGACCTATTATAAAACAAAAGGGAGATAAATATACTGTAGAGGATTATGAGCCCTCAGAGCAAAGGGCAAAGATATTTAAAGATAATTTAAAAGTAGCTGATTTTAATGGTGCTAGTGTTTTTTTTTACGCTTTAGGAGCGCAACTTTTAGACAGTATGAGCAAATATTTGGAGATGGAGACGCTGAGAGAGAGAGTCAAGCTATTAAAAATAAATGGGGATGGTATGAAGTCATCTACAGATTAGCGGATAGTAAAGTAGATAAATTTGATAAGATTACTAAATTACCAGCTGTACAATGTTTTACTTATATGGCGTATCAGCAAGACCTAAACAGTAGAGAGGAGGTAAAAAGAAAATAAATAAATATGACAATAAGATACAAAACATACAAAAATACATTAGATACTATTACATGTTTATTAGACGCACATAAACAAATACAGACTACTACCACAGGAGATATATTTGATGTAGATATAGAGAAAAATACAAAATTTCCGCTAGCACATGTCAATATAGGTAATGTAGATATTAGTATGTCTCAAAAGACTTTTAATTTTCAATTATTTATTATGGATATTGCAGATGAGGATAATGAGACTTTTGTATTAAATGAGATGTTAAATATAATGTCAGATATAATAGCATTGCTAAAACATGGAGAGAATACATTTTTATATAATGCGCAGCATGGAGAGGAGCCTAGATATTTTGTAGATAATGACTTTACATGTGAGCCATTTACAGAGAGATTTGACAATACTGTATCAGGATGGGTATGTAATATACAGGTAATTATTGAGTCAGTATTAGACTCATGCGATATACCTATAGATGATGATAGTGTATGTATAAAATAAGAATAGGAAAATTAACAATACAATTAATACCATTAAAGATTAGATATGACTTATGATGATTTATTAAAAAAACTAGAGGCTATTAGTATTAAATTAGAGAGCTATAATGACTATCCTGAGTCAGCTAGTAATAATGCTAAAAAAGTATTAAGATGGAGGGATGAGCATGGTAGAGATGAGGTAAAAGGTATGACAGCTGTAGGATGGAGGAGAGCAAATCAATTAGCTAAAAGACAAAAAATTAGTAGAGATACAATAGCTAGAATGGCTGCATTTATGAGACATAAAAAAAATGCAGAGATAAATCCTGAATACAAAGCAACGCCATGGAAAGACAAAGGATATGTTTCCTGGCTGGGCTGGGGAGGTACATCGGGTATTAATTGGGCTATAAGAAAATTAAAACAAATAGATAAAAATAAAAAATAACAAATATGCCAACATTAACAGCGACAATTTCGGAGACAGTAGCTATCAATGGTCAGCAGAGAGGTAGTACAAATGTACTTACTATAGCAGACATTGTAGATACATTAGAGAGGACTATTACATGTGCTCATAGTCAAATTACAACTATAGCAGAATTTAACTCATCTAATCATGCAGCAGAGAGCGCTATAGATAGAGACAATGTAAAGTACATTAGAGTATCAAATTTAAGCGACACACAGGAAGCAATATTAGGAGTCATATCAGGTAGTACTAATTACCAGGTAAGATTAACGCCTGGAGGTAGTCATATATTATTAGGAGGAGCAGATGTAGCAACTGCTGAGGCAGACGCTGATCCTAGTATGGCTAGTATGACAGATGATTTAGTAGCATTAGAGATAAAACCTGTAGCGAGTACTAATACTCAAATAGAGTTATTTGTAGCTAGTATATAATGGCTAGTTTATTTGGACTTAAGTACGAAAGTGTAGAGAGATTTTTAGAGTCTTATGCTAAATATATTATTAGGCAAGGTCAATCTATATTAAAAAATAATATTGCATCAGGAGCATTAAGCGACAGTCTAGATTTTACAATATTAAAGACAAAAGATGGGTACGATATTAGATTTACAGCTGCAGCCTATGGAGATTTTAGAGACAAAGGAGTATCAGGTAATATTAGTAAAAGATATTACTATAGCGTAGATGGTAAGCGTAAAATAAGTCCATATAGATATACAAGTAAACAGCCTCCTGTAAATAGATTAGTAGATTGGATAAGTTTAAAAGGCATACAGGGTAGGTATAAAAAAGGAGACACAAAAGGGAGAGGAGGTAGATTTATGAAAAAACAGACTTTAGCGTATTTAATTGCTAGGTCTATTAAATCTAAAGGTATAAAAGCATTATCATTTTATAGTCAGCCTATATCGTATAGCTTTAGTAGATTTCAAACAGAGTTAGCGCAAAACTTTGCTAAAGACATACAGGCAGGATTAAGTATAAAAATATAAGACATGGCATTAACAATAGAGCAAAAACCAAAATATCAATTAATAGCAGCAAATGGAGACATTATATTTACTGTAAAAGATGGATTTCAGGTAGCTAATAAAGTAAAAGTAAAATACATAGCAGAGGTATATATACATAATAAACTATCTACAATAAATAATCATTTAGTATCTAAATTAAGAGTAAGTCCTAATAATGCAGGAGTAGGTATATTTGATTTTGGCCCTATAGTACGAAATTATGTAAGCCCTGATTTTACAGGGGGTACAGTACATAATACAAATACAGTTAATAATAGTGAGTACAATACAGTACAATACTCAGAAACCACTCCACATAGCATACATCAAGTAGATAAATTTAGTACAAATAGGAATAGCTGTAGATTTTTGAGAATAAAATTTAAAGTAGAGAGCGCAGGTCTAATAACTGATCCTGTAGCTGATGCGGGAGAGCTACAAACAACATTAGATTATGTAGTATATAATGGTGTATTAGATGACACAGACATACTAAAATTAGACAATAATGGTAATTATGGATTTAATTTAGATGAGGCGGGATTTATAATGAATGATACAAATGCTAAATTTTTAACTAATGCGCCTACAACTCAATATATAAAAGATAATCAATATATGACTATGCCATTTTTTAGTCAGTATGATGAGGATTTTGTAGTAGGAGCAGGCGGTACACATCCATCTATAAATACTATACAAATAAAATTTTACAATAGTTCTAATAGTGTTTTGTCTACATTAAATAGAGCAGTACAGGCAGGTAATGGAGGTCATGCAGGTAATATGGGAGATAGCAATACTAGAATGCAATTTGCAGGTATAGGTACAGGTAATATTACAGGAGCAGGCTCATCCATACCAGCAACCTGGAGCTACTATACTATACAAGCATTTGCTAATGATTCAGGAGGCTCATCTACAGCTGTTAGTCAATTATACTATATATATAAGCAGGATGATGACTGTAAAGGATTTGACAATATTAGACTTACATGGCTAAATAAATTTGGAGGATGGGATTATTATAATTTTAATAAAAAATCTATAAAAACATTTACAGCAGAGAGGACCTCATATACACAAATTAAAGGAGTATGGAATGATACTAAATTTAGGTATCATGGATATAAGGGCGGTAAAAAAGCATTTACAAATAACATTACAGAAAACATTACTATAAATACAGATTTTATTACAGAGTCAGAGGCAGAGTGGATAGAGGAGTTATTTATTAGTACTGATGTGTATATTGTACATGACAAATCTACTGATAATGCAAATGAGGGATATATAAGAAAATACATAGAGCCTGTCAGATTAGAGACTAGTGAACATATACGCAAAACACAGACTAATGACAGATTAATACAATATACATTTAATATAGTAAAATCTAAAAACAGACAAACACAGAGAGTATAATTATGAGTTTACAATTAATCGTATATCCGCAAATAAATCCTAATGGAGTATATAGTTTTACATCTACAGCAAATACTAATGAGTATGTAGGAGATAGCAACCTAAATGGAGCGTTAGCAGGTACAGTATCATGTACTACAGGGAGTCCATCTACAGAGGCTATAGCGTCATCAAGTCCTATTATAAACGCCTATAAAAGATTTAGGACTACAGGCACAGGTAATCCATACGCACAGGCAGCATTAGCGCCTACATTTGGTGGGGGATTTTTGTCATTTTATGGAGGCAGCGGCAGTAATAGTAGTAGTGGTATATATCAGATAGTAGATAATCTAGTAATCGGTGTATCGTATGAGCTAACCTATGTAGTAGATAGTATATCAGGTGGAGCTAGCGCAGACATATACATAGGTAATCAGTATGGTAGTCAGGTTAATGTAGCTAACTCTGGATTTAACTCTTTAGGATCATCTTTGTTTGTAGACAATGCTGTAGGAGTAGGTACATATACACATACATTTACAGCTACAGATACATCAGAGTTATTAATATTTGAGTATATAGATGATAGTAGTGGTAGGACATTTGTAGACAAAATAAGTATTAGAGAAACGCAAACAGTTGCAAATAGTGTTTATGAGGATTTTGCAGATGGTCAGGTAATTTTAGACCTATACGAAAATACATCTATACCATTTACATTATCTGTAGATGAGTTTAAAAACGCAGCAGAGAAGCCTACTAGTTATAGTAAGTCATTTAGACTGCCAGCTACTAAACGAAATAATCAAGTTTTTAGTAATGTATTTGATGTGTCAAGAAGCACAGCAGATGATTTATTGTCTTTTAATCCATACAAAAAAACTACTATAAGAGTAAAAGAGCATGGATATACTATATTTGATGGACTATTAAGATTAATAGATATATCTGAGAATAATGGAGAGATTAGTTATAATGTTAATTTATATTCTAATACAACATCTTTAAAAGAGTTATTACAAAATAAAGTATTAGGAGATATAGACTTTACAGAGTTAGAGCATGACTACAATGCTACAAATATAGAGGCCTCTTTTAATGGTAATTTACCTATAACACAATTATCCGCAGCATATACAGGATTTGCGGGAGCGCCATTAGCTACTACTACATCTGTATTAAAATATCCTCTTTGCGATTGGAGTGGTAATTTTATATTAAATAATAACTCAGAGGGATTTAGTTTAGATTTATTAGAGGATGGATTTAGGCCCTGGATAAATGTAAAATATTTAGTAGACAACATATTTAGAGACGCAGGATTAATATTTGAGAGTAATTTTTTTAACTCATCTGAATTTAATAAACTATACATAGATTTTAATACTAATACAATACATGGAGGTAATTTTGTAGTAAAACAATTTACAGACAATAGCGTAGCAGCTAATGATAATTGGACTGCTGCATATACAGGATATACTGATATTAAATTTGCAGAGGGGAATACAAATGAGTCTGTAAAAAGTTTGTATTTTAGTAATGACACTACATTTACAGCAACACAAAATAATCAGACAGTAGTAAATGAGGTAGCGATAAAAGTAAAAAACAATGCGTCAGGATCAGAAAATGTAAGATTTAGAGTATTAAGTAGCGTATCAGGAGTAGTACCAGGTACACAACAGACTATAAGTGTGGGAGGTAATGATGAGGCTTTATATCATGTAAATTTTACAAAAACATTTGTACAGGGAGAAACTGTAAAGGTACAATTTGTGTCTCAGGATAACAGTGCTGATATAACACAATTTGATGGTAATGCAAATAATGGAGATTTTTGGACTATGCAGGTAATGGGAGGAGTAGTATCAGACCATGAATTATCTATGTGTAAAAGAGGTCAGATGTCTCAATGGGATTTTTTTAGTGGACTAATTAAAATGTTTAATTTAGTTATTTTAGAGACGCCTCCTACTACAGGTAATTTTTATATAGAGCCATATAAAGACATTTTTCAACCTTTTACAGACACTAATGATGTAGAGATTTTAGATTGGACTGAGAAAGTAGACGCACAGGAGTTTAAATTAGAGCCTATAAACACATTAAAGAAAAATCATATATTTACATACAAAAGAGACAGTAATGATTATATCTCTAAACAATACTCAGAGGCGTTAGGAGGGTATTTATTTGGTACACATACTAGAGTAGAAAACATTAATGATTTTGTAGTAGGAGATACAAAGGTAGAGATACCATTTGCGCCTACATTAGACAAAAGGATATTCGGTACATTTTACGCGCCAGCTATATACAAAAGCTCAGGGGTGGATAAATTTGAGGATTTTGACAATTTACCTAGAATATTATACGATAACGGCGTAAAAATTAGAGAGGTAAATGGATTTGGATTTGACAGCCCTGTACAAAATCATGCGTCCGCTCAATTTTCAAATCAAAAAGAATATTTATTTTTTAGTCATTATGATAGGCCTACTCCTTTGACAGGTAATGAGACATTAAATTATAATTTTGGATTATGTCAGACTATAGGTATGGGGCCTATAGGCTCAGATACATTATACGCATTATACTGGCAGCCGTATATTGATGATTTATATGATCCTGATACTAGAGTATTAAAATTAAAAATAAATCTAATATCTACAGATGTATCTAATTTTAGATTTTATGACTTAATTAGAATTAAAAATAGATTATACAGAGTAAACAAAATAGATTACAAACCTGGAGAGATGTCTAATGTAGAGTTAATATTAAAATAATGGAATTTAAAAACGGCTTTAAAATAAAACCTCATAAAGTGTCAGAGGATGGTGTAATTACTTTTACAGATGGTACTAATACAGGTATAAATCCATCAGGGGTAGCGTGTAAAGCGTATGGATATGACTATAGAGATGGACTATGTAGAGCGTTTGTACCAAGTGTAAATATCAGTAAAATAGGTAATAGTCAGACAAACACTATTAAAGGTAAAAACACTGTACCATATAATGTAAATAATAGTATTATACAGGGAGATAACATAGAGTTATCAGGATATAATAATAACATTATAGCTAATGGTAAAAATCATTTTGTAGATAGTCAAATAGAAAACGGCGCAATACTATCAGGAGTAGGAGGTAAATTAAATAATAGAGGAGAGGCAGTAATAAATAGTCATGAGCCTACAAAAGCAGGACACGGACAACTGTCTACAGTAATGTTAAATTGTAATACTACTGACAATAGCACTGTATTTATGATGAATCAAACAGCCAGCTCATCTACTAGTGCGTCTACAGATCCTAAAGACCATATAATATTACCTAAAAATAGCGTAGTAGGTATAGAGATGTATTTGACTAGACTAGAAATTGGTGGAGCGTCAGGTACTGCAGGTAATTACTCATATAGGCGTAATCAACAGGCGCTCAGGATAGATGATGATGGAGTAGGTACATTAGTAAATTTTAACACAAAAAACATAGCTAAAACTAATGTAAACGGCTCATTTACTTTGTCAGGAGCTACTATTACTGATGAGTATGGGGAAACTAGATACGCATTATATGTAAGTGTATCAGACAGAAATAATGTTAATAACTATTGGAGTGCTATATTGTATTTACATATTACATCTACAACTATAGCATTGACAAGCGCATAAATAAAATAATATGACAGCAAAAGCGGTAGTAGAGATAGAAATGATAGACAGCAAGGCGCAGAATACGCTAGGAGGTCTAAATGAAAAATTACAAAGATTAAGAGATAGGATAGATGATGTAGAGGTAGGTAGCGATGCGTTTAAAAAACTAGCAACAGAAATACAAAAAACATCATCTCAGGTAAAAACTCTAGAAAAAGAAATGGAGGGATTAGAGCCACAACAAAAGGCAGAGGCGTTTCTTAAAATGGGAGAGGGTATAATGGGAGGATTTGTAGCTGCTCAGGGTGCACTAACTATGGTAGGAGTAGAGAGCGAAAATTTAGAAAAATTACAGACTAGAGTACAGGGAGCTATAGCTATTGCAATGGGTGTAAGAATGATGTCAGAGGCTGCATTAATGGCTACTACAGCTAAGAGAGTAGCATTAGAAAAATTAGCAATAGCACAGACTACATTAGGTGTAAAATTACATGGTATGGCAGCTAAAGCAGCTCTATTATACACAAAAGGTCTAAAAGCTATAGGAATATCTGCAAAAGTATCAGCAGGTGGTATGAAAATTTTAAAAGTAGCTATAGCCTCAACAGGTATAGGACTATTAGTAGTAGCTATAGGTACAATAGCTGCATATTGGGATGACATAAAAGGAGCATTAACAGGAGTATCATCAGAAATGCGAGACCAGCTAGCGTCAGCTACGGCTACTAAAGACGCTGCTATAGCAAATATGGAGGCTACTGAGGGTAGTGTAAATCAATTAAAATTAGCAGGTATGTCTCAGAGAGAGATATTAGATTTAAAAATAAAAGATATAGACGCTGCTATACAGGCCTCAGAGATAGAGATGGAGAGACAGAGAAGCGTTAATAAATCTCAGGTAGAAACTGCTAAAAGAAATAAAGAAATATTAAAAGGTATATTAGAGTTTTTATTAGCGCCTATGGATATGCTAGTAGAGTTATATAATGATATTGTATATTACATACCTGGAGTAGAGCAAATGACTCTACCAAGTGAGTTTTTTGCTGATAAGGTATTTGATCCTGATGAAGTTAAAGAGGAGGGAGAGGAGTTATTAAATGAGATGGATAAAAACATAAACGCATTAAAAGAAAAACGGGCAGGATTTGAGTTATCTATAATACAAATGGATAAACAGGCTGCAGAAAAAAGGAGAGCAGCGCGTGAAGAAGAACAGAAAAAATTAGAGGACGCGCAAAAGGAGTTAGATGATGCAGAATTAGCTAAATTAGAGGAGTTAATTAACGCTAAAATGCAATTAGAGCAGGAGTATTATGACAGTCTATTGTCAGAGGAGCAGAGAGCATATAATGAGATAGAGAGAAAGTATTTAGACAAAATAGAATTAGCTAAAGAATATGGATTAGATACTACAGATTTAGAGGCCGCTAGATTAGCAGAAATACAGGCAGTAAATGATAGGTTTAGAGAGGAGGAGAGATTAAAAGATGAGGAGGATTTAGAGGCAAAAAAGACAGCGAGAGATGCATTTGTACAGGCGGTAGGAGACAGCGTAGGTCAAATATCTGGATTATTAGCAGAGGGTAGTAAGGGTGCAAAAGCAGCAGCGTTAGCAGAGATTGCAATAAATACAGGTCTAGGATTTATACAGGGATTAGATATAGCACAGAAATCAGCTAAAGCTACAGGACCAGGAGCAGCCTTAGCGTTTCCTATATTTTACGCAACTCAAATAGCGGCTGTATTAGGAGCTGTCAAAAAAGCTAGGTCAGCTATAGGAGCAGGTGGAGGAGGAGAGACAGCGCCTGTAGTACCTACACAGTCAGCGCCTACTAGGTCAGGTAATTTTACATTAAATGCAAGTCAGTCTCCTGAAATAGTAGCAAAAACATTTGTAGTAGCAGATGAGATGACAGACCAGCAAAGTCAATTAGCAGATATTAGGCGTAGAGCTACAATATAAAATATTAACAAATAAAATCTATTATAAGATATGGAGGGAAAAAAGAAAAAAAAGAAAAAAAAGAAGTATTACCAAATACATGAATTAATTATACAGGACTCTAATGAGGATTTAGCTATTGATGCTATTAGTTTAGTTTCTGAGCCAGCAATAATGGAAAATGCTGTATTTTTTAATAAACAAAAAAACAATTTAACATTAGCAAAGGAGACAGATGAGGAGAGAGTACTAATTAGTCCAGCCCTGATCCCAAATAAAAATATATATAGATACAATGCAGATGAGGACTTAGACTATTATGTATATTTTAGTGAGGCAACTGTTAGGCGAGCGTCTGAGATGTTTTTAAAATACAACAAACAACATAAAGCTACATATCAACATGAGAAGCCTATAGATGATGTATATGTTATGGAGTCATGGATAATAGAGGGAGACAAAGACAAATCTAGATATTATGGATATGACCTACCTAAAGGTACATGGATGGTAAAAATGCGTATAAACTCAGATTTAGCCTGGAATGAGTTAAAAAGTGGTCATTTGACAGGTCTTAGTATTGAAGGATTTTTTGTCAATGCTATGCAAAAAATGTCAGAGCAAAAATACTCAGACAAACAAATACTAGAAGCATTAGCAGAAATAATGAAAATCAAATAATTAAAAAACATTTCTATTATACTATATAAAAAATACTAAAATCATGGATATAAAAGAACAAATTTTAACAGCATTAGGTCTATCTGCTGAGACAGTAGATCTCGCCTATCAGGCTAAGCTTGAGGATGGCACAATTATCGTAAGTAAGGGAGATACGCTTACTGAGGGTGGAGATGTCAGTGTATTAGCAACTGATGGATCAACTATGAAATTACCAGCGGGAGATTATAAAGTAGAGGATGGAGGAGTCTGAGGAGACTGAGGAGGTAGAAGCAGGTAAAGATAAAGAGAAAAAATATGAGGATGAGGATGCGCCAGCAGAGGCAGTAGTTGAGGAGGTAATTGATGAGGTTGGAGGAGCGGTAGCTGAGGTAGCTGAGGCTATTGATGACGCTACAGGAGATGAGATTACTCCTGAGATTGCAGAGCAGGCAGCAGAGATAGCTGTAGCTATTGTAGAGGAGAAAATTGAGGAGGTGGCAATGGCAAAACAAATTAGAGTAATTTTAGAAGCTACTAAAAAAGAATTGACATCTTTAAAATCTGAGTTAAAAGAGACTAAAGACAAAGTAAAAGAATTGTCAGACATGCCATCAGATGAGGGTATAAAATTAAATAAATTTAGTAGTAATAATGGTATTGAGGAGTTATCTAAAGCAGAGTACAACTCATTAACATCATCTCAGAGATTTTACTATAATTTAAAGAGAGAAAAAAGTAGATTAAAATAATAATAATAATTAAAAATTAAAAAAAATGGGATTTTCAATAACTAGTAATTATGCAGGCTCACATGCGGGTCAGTATATTGCAGCGGCTTTAAAAGAGGCTAAAAGTTTAGAATATTTAACAGTATTAGAAAATGTTAAATTTAAAAGAAATATTACAAAAGTAGCATCATCAGGATTAATTACTGATGCTAATTGTGATTTTACAGATGCAGGTACATTGACTTTAACAGAGAGAGTATTATTACCTGAGAATTTACAAATTAATGTAGATTTATGTGCATTAGACCTACTAGCAGATTTCCAAGCAGAAAAAATGAGAGCAGGAGCGCATAACAATGGTATGTCAGATGACTTTGCAGCATTTGTAGTATCATACCTACAGTCTACTATTGCAGACCATGTAGAGTCTAAAATATGGCAAGGTAATAACACAGGATCTGGAGAGTTTACAGGATTTATGCATGCAGGTAATGGTCATTTTGAGAATGATACAGCAATTGTAGAGGCAGCTAATCAGGGTGGAGCAGGTACAGCGTTTACATCTTCAAATATAGATGAAAACTTAAACATCATTACAGCAGCTATACCAGCAGCAGTCTATGGTAAGGAGGATTTATATATATATCTATCTACAGCGTCATACAGACTATACATCCAAAATATGGCAGCTGCAGGATATGCTAACTTATACTCTATGACAGATACTTATGTACCTATGTTTAATGGAATTAAATTAGCAGTTTGTCCAGGTATGCCAGATGACAAAATGTGTGCGGCTCAAAAGTCTAATTTATTCTTTGGTACAGATTTAATCTCTGACCACGGGCCAGCTTTAAGAATTTTAGACATGAGTGAGGTCGATGGTAGTAATAATCTAAGAGTAGTAGCTAAGTTCAGTGGTGGAACACAGCATGCTCAGGGTGGAGACATCGTAAGATTAGACTAATAAGAATTGTAAAAAAGGGGGAGTATAATACTCCCTCTAATTTACTTAATAATAACAATTAAAAATTTATAGATATGTCATGTTTGCTAACTAAGGGGAGACAAATTACCTGTAGAGATACAGTCGGCGGGATTAAAAACGCTTATTTTTTCAGATTTCAAGACATTACATCATCTACTATAGCTAATAGCGAATTAACAGATTTAGAGGGTATAGATAACATTAAAAAATATATACTTAAAAGAGGTACAGCGTCATTTACAGAGACTATTAACGCATCCTCAGAAAATGGTACAGTATTTTTTACTCCATCTGTTAATATAAAATTACACAAATTAACTAAAGAGGATCAAAATGAGTTAAAAGTATTATCTCAAGTTAGATT